GGGTCCATGCTACCTCACTAAGTCCATCTGGTTAGGATCGGACATTTTGTCTTTCAGGAAGTCCTTAAAGTAATTGACTTCCGCATTGAATTTCGCCGTGTCTTCATCAGTAAAATCTGACGGAGTGCGGATGTTACCCCGGTTCGTATAGAAGAACATGAAAAATGCGACGGCTCTATGGACCAGTGGAAGGAATGAACCGTCAGCCGTTTGGAATATCCATAGCGGCTCATAGCCAGTTTTCTCTAGTAGTTCTTTGTTGTTACCGATGTATTCAAGTTTCTCCAGAACCCAGCGATCCTTGTAGAAAGGATACTTTGGAACCTCTTTGACACCAGTCCAAGTCCGAATCAATATGTCGGTTTGGGCTACAAAGTCGTTGAACGTTCCGTGCCGCTTCTCTGTAAGGCCAGTAGTCCAGCATACTCGGAAGTTCGGACGACCGTCCAAAGAAGTTCCAAAGTGTTCTTTCAGCCAGCGATTGATTGTGAGTTCGTCGCTCATATAGTTTCCAGTTTTAGCCGGGCTGGCTAGTTCCTCGCAGATGAGTCCAGAATTAGACACATCCTACCAGCCCGGCTAAACTTTAGAACACTAGCGCGGATACCACTTAACGCCGTCGAACACCATCGAAATGGCACGTCCGACTACCGCAGTAGCCGCGGCGCCAATGTTTCCGGTGGCAACCGTAGTAAACGCCCCATCGGGAATGAGCGTGACTTCACCAATGAAACCGGGAAACGGCGGCCACAGGTTAGTGAGAGCAGCCGCACCGGAAACGTGATGGATAGGATGCGTAATGGTAACATCCGCAGCACTAGCCAACACAGGCCCTACAACTCCACCAGGAGGGTTAATCCACGCCCGGCTAGCAAACTTAGCGAGATCCACATCAGGCATTTTTCAGTCTCCAAAAAGTTTCGTAGGCCAGCCTAGCCTAGTTCTCCCACCTTAAGGCAACACACCCTAAAGTCTAAACCAGGCTGGCCCACTCTTGCTAGTAACCGGCCGGAACGGTGAGGTTGTAGATGTAGGACGCCGCCTGTGGATTCTTGTGGAAAAGATTCCACGAGGCCACAATGTAGAAGATCTGCGAGGTAGCAACGCCGCCCGAAGGACCGCGCATCTCGAAAATCTTCCTGCCGCCAACGGTATAGAAACCGGGCGCCTTCAACTCTGCACGTCCCCACAGCGAGGAAATGTTAAAGTCGATACGGGTCTTATCCCAGAGGAATGAAGTCTTCACTGGAGCGCCAGCGATCTGCATCCCCTCACCGAAATACAGGTTAAGGTCTTCTTCCTTAGCCTGCTTCTGGATGATAGAAACTAACGTTCCGAGAGACTCGTAGCTCGCCGCCTGCGCGGGATGCATCCAAGCTTCCGGCTTATAGTTCTTATCAATCCCGACGCGATCACCAATCTTATTGATCGCCAGACGACCATGCTCCAGTGCAAGAGCACTAGAAGCATCAACACCGTTAGCAACAATCTCAGGAATAGCAGCCCGGTTAAGGCCAAGCCATGAACCAGACGTAGCGTTGCTAACGTGGTAAGGCAGACCATAGAGTCCTACCGGGGTCGATCCGACAAGACCCTCAGGAAGAATAACGTCACCCGCAATGATACCAGTAACAGACGCAATCTTAAACGTCTTGTTAACGATATCAATGAACGTGATCTTCTGGGGACCACCGGGGGTCTTGTTGGTAACGCGGGTCGCGTCATAAACGCTAACGCGCTGACCAACGCGCAGAAGCTTTACACCGAAGCCATCCGTGGTGCAAGTGATAGTGTCTACGCCCGCTGCGGGTGCGACACTCGTTACCGTAGCCAGAACGCCAGTTCCAGCGGTCATGCACTGCGATTCCGACTGACGACGGAATTCTGCCATAGAGTTGGCCAGAAGGTCGTTAAGCGTATTGATTACCGCCTTACGCTTGTCGTCCGTGCCCCATTCCGCCTTAGTGGTCCACTGCACAGCCAACTTCATGTTGACCGTGGAGATAACCGCCTTATCGTAATCGGGCGCTTCGCCAGTCCCCATATCTCCGTTATCGGTATCGAAGTAACCGAAAGCCGAGCCGGGGTGAAGCTTTAACGGAATACGCATATCCCGCGTGGAGACGACCTCTACCTGAGCCTTTTCGACTGAGGTATAGAAAAGATCGTCGTTGTCATAGAGGGTCGGAACGTTCTTCTCGACCTTCTCTAACTGCGTAGCAACTACGTCGACATTATCCTGCATGGCATTTAGCTCCGTGCAATGATGTCTTTATCGGAGAGTTTTCCTTTGCGTGCGTCTGTCACGCTAATTTGTCGAGACGAGCCTCTCGATGCAGAACCACTCGGCACATTAGTGTTGCGGTTTAACTTTGAGGATCTGTTATCGTCCTCGTCCTTTTGTTGTCCCAAAATCTCCGAACGAACGCTTTTCCGCACACCCGGCATAGACGTTCTTGCGCGTGACAGATACGCAGTAATGATACTGTCTTTGTATCTACCCGAGTATTTGGACTGTCTTTCACGACGCCACAATGACATGATACGATTCATGTGCTGTGGATCAGAACTAACTTCCTTGTCGATACCGCTGACAATCTTCTCGATTATCAGTTTCTTTACGCCAGGACGCATAGACTTCGTTGGGTCTACACTCTTAGCGATCTCAGATTCAAGCCTTGATCTGATGTCCTTGGTAACGTCATTCATCAGATTATTATGCTTGCCAGCGTAGAACTCATTTCGTTCCTGGCTGAATTCCTCGTCCTGTGGAGGAACCTGCTGACGTTGCATCATAGGGACTTTACCGTATCGGTCGTCCCTAAAGATTGCCTGGTGAACTACCTTCGCGGCATTCACCATGTTATTGTTACCGTTTTCCTGCCCGGCTTCTAAGACTTCCGCTAAGACAGTGCGAATCAGTGGGGCAGTTACACGGAAGTAAGCCTTCTGATTCTTCTCAAAGAGCGCGGGCAGGAAATTGTTAGCAAACCTATCGACAGCCTTGTCTGACAGATTTGAAACTTGATCGAGAAATTCACCAGCATTACCCGCCTTAACGGTTGATTCAATAGCGCGGAATGCCTCTACGGATTCTACCGCTTCATCGGCATCCTCAATGCTACCAAATCGCTTGGTGAATTCCTGTTCACGGAAAAATGCAGTCTTAAGCTGTGGAAACTTTTTGAAGAGATCAGGGAATTCTTTCTTAACGTCCGTGTAAGAAACCCGGATTAACGTTTCTTCGTCGTCGGCTTGCCGCGCAGGTTTTTCTTCGGGTTCGTCGCTTTCCCGATCGTTATCCTCGGTTTCATCGGCTTTTTCTTCTTCATCTGCTTCCTCTAAGATATCTACATCAGATAAAGCTTCAGCTTCAGGACTGGGTTCACCAGTATCATCAGGGAAATACAACGGAAACATGAACTTCATAATTACTCCTTAGCCCTTATACGGGGGGAGGCTCGGCCCCGGCATTTGCCTCTTGGGCACTAGCTTCTGCTTGCGCGTTAACATCGCCCTGCACTTTCTGGGCGATCTGCATTATGTGAGCCATGTAATGGAACTCACAGTTCTGTATACCTGCCGGATTAATGCGCTTCTGGGCCTGACCAGTAGAACTGTTCAGGAAGACCAGTAAGGTTTCCGCCTCGATTTCGTGCTGATCAGTAAGCGGGTTAATCTGCACTGAGGACATACCTTCAGCTAATGGCTGAGCATTAAGCATTTCAGCGATCTCGCTCATCTGCTTATCGCGTGCATCGGCACCAGGAATATACAGCGGAATTCCTACGGCTTTCGCGGCGATACTGGAATTATTGGGATGCATAATCCAGTTGGTCAGTTCCTCGTTACCGAGCGTTAGAAGCTCCATTAAGGTCTGCTTGACCTGCGCGTAGCTAACTGGTAATTCTTCATCAACTTCAGGCTCTACTCGGCCAACACGCCCGGTTAATTCTGCTTGCCTAATCCAGGTATTGACAAAGCCGGTCGAGGACTGCGGAGTCTTAGTTACAAATTTCTCATCCGCAACCATCGCATTGACGAACTGCGTCGTGGCCTTATACATCGTATTGGCCCACCAATGCTTAAGCATGGTCCAATTAATGTTTAGACGTTGTAAAGCCTGCGCCCTGGACTGGGAATACTCACTAGCTGTTTTAGATCCTGACGTGCTGGGTCCGCCATATATGGAAGGGAAAGAACCAACAGAGAACTGGCCGTCAGTGTCGAGACGACTAATAAAGGACTCGATCTCCTCATTGAGCGTAGCTGTTTTAAGTGAATGGAAACTCTCGCCAATCGAGCCACCCAATGGCTTCTTGACCGGATATACCATTCCGGCCTTAGCAGTTTCTGCCGAATATTTCTGGAAGTCCAGGACGTCTTTATCGGCAAACGTTTCCGGAATTGAGTGCTCAAAGGTTTCAATTCCTAAATCAACAGCTTCATTGCGTAGTTCCTGAATAGGGATTAATGGCTTCCCCATTGGATCTGCATGAATGTGAATACTGGTCGGATGGTGTGTAATTTCCCAATGCTCGTCCAGTGATTCATCACGTAGATCGAATACTCGGTTGTTCGCGATTACTGCGTAGCATCCCTTAGGGAATGCTTGCTTAAGCTTAGCAATAAGGTCTGGATTTCCTTGTAACGGTGCGTCATAAGACCACGGACGTAACCACTGACAGTTTACTGTCAGGAGGTTATTACGGAGTTCTTCACGTGAACCCGCAAAAGTCCTATACTGACGTTCCGTGAAATCCCGGCTAGAAATTCCCCCGAGGTGATCTTTCGCCTTAGGAAACAGATTCAAGAGCATGGACTTATGCTGCTCGAATTTGTGACGCAGATAAGGCGTATCGCTCTGCTTGCGAGCATATAGCGCAACATGCACGTAGAGCGGCCCAAAGACCTCAATCATCGTCCGCGATTTGGCCTCTTGAGTATATGTCTCAATCTTGGGTATCTGTTCTTCCTCTACCTGCGGTTCCGGCGCAGAAACTTGCCCACAGTTCGGGCAAGATACAGGTTCGCCCATGAATGGCGATATAGGATCGTCGATAGTTTCTTTCTGATCTATAGCACCCATACAGGCCGGGCAGACCAACGTGTGCGTGCGAACCGTTGTTGGCTGGTCCGCGTAGTGTGGAACTTCTACAGTTCCATAATCTTCGCTGGCCCGGTTATAAATATGTGCGAATGTGATCCCGTGGTTATAAATGTAGAACAATGCCCGCATAAAGACTAAAATCCCGTCATTATGCTTCTGAACTAATTCTTGAATCTTAGTGTAGGTCTTCGCAGTTTCAATGTCTTCAGCTACGTCAGCGTCGTCGGGATAGAAAATTGTATTCGGCAGCTTAATGCTGAGGGCCGAGATTAAAGATTCTCCATGAGCTCGGTATATGTTGATGATTTTATCATACATATCCGGATCGTATTCATCTGAAGAATCCAGACGTTTCCAATCGGTAGCTTGAAAATCATAGTAGATTCTCTGGAGTCCCTGCCAGTATAGCTCAGCTTTACGGTAAAAGGCATTCATCTGCTCCCGAGCTTCGCGGTCTTCGTCTTCGTAGTATTTGGTGCAGGTCAGGATGGCGTCTACTACATCTTGGGGCATCCCGGTTATGTCGTCTATTGCTCCAAGTTCCTCACCGGGTTGGCCGGGCGCATTCGGATCTAACGCCTGATTCTCCCCACCGATTTCGGTATCATCCACATTAGGAACCTGTGGAATGATCTCTACATCAGTGCGAAATTCTGGATCAGCCTCAACCCAATTCGAGGGTTCAAGGTCTAATTCTTCAAGCGGGAATCCCTGCCCCGGAATTTCTGGCGGGAGTCCCTGCGGCGGAAATCCACCTGGTCCCATTATTTCTTTCCGAAGAAACCTGATCCCGGCTTCTTAACCTTAAAGTTTGACTTACCGCCCTTCGGGCGGGCTTTTACTATTCGTTCCTGCTCTACTGCACCAGGAGGAACAGCACCTGCAAGAAGTTTAGTGGTCATGGCTACTTCTTTTTCTTTTCACCGGGTAATGCGCCACGAGGATGAGTTCTACGATATTCTGCATCCTCATCAGCTTTTTTCTTATCCGCATCAGCCTTAGCTTTATTCTCCGCTTCAATCTTAGCTCTTACTTCAGCCTCGATTTCTTCGCGTGATGGACCTGCTGGGGCCGCTGGTTGCTGTGGAGATCCGCCACCTGATCCGCCTGATCCACCGAAGTATTCGTTTACCTCAGATTCCGAAGGTAATGCGTAGTTCTGCCAGCTTGGACCGCCTACGCCTTGACCACCCTGCTCACTGTTATAAGCTTCGATAAGCCTATTCGTGTCGCCTGGGTTAGCCTGCTTGAAACCTTGAATAAAGTTCTGCGGGATGCCGAGACGTAAGGCTTGAAGTTCCTGCTGCTTAGCCAGAAGCGGAGTAATGCTTCGGCCCATCGAAATTGTTTCTCCGATACCATCAATCCAGCCACCGTTAGTGCCGCCCTGAGCATACGGCAAATCTGCTCTACCGGTAGGATTTTGGAGATTAATCCGCTCTGCTAAACTACCAGCATAACCCGGCCCACCAGGATGAAGATTATATTCATTCCTGTCCTTCTCGTAGATTGGAACTCCGGCTGACATCGGAACTCCAGATCTTGGGGTTGCACCTGCACCTGCTAATGGCGCTTGTGCTGGAGTAGTAACAGAGCCGCCTACCGCTGGACCTCTATTGTTGATCGCCATAGGGGAGATCTGTCCCCTAGCTTGCTGCATTACAGGACTATTGTTCAGAGCACTCTGAAGCGCAGGAGTCTTAGCGGCAGGCGTTCCGCCAATGGAACCAGTTGTGTAGTGAACTGGCCCACCCTTATATGGCGTTCCACCACCGCCAGTTAATTCTTCATGTTCTGGCTTAGTAGACCCACCAATTCCGGCGAGAGTTTCCTCATCAGCCATAGGCAGTTCACCACGTTGTTTCTTTTTTCTAGCTACTCTAGAACCGTAGCCTAGCTGAGAACCTTTAGTGGCTCCGGAAACGTCTAGTGCTCCAGAACTGATGCCGGAGTTTGCAACACCTACGGTCGGCGTAGGATTATTAGCAACGGCAGGCGCTGTAGCCCCTAATAAACCTTGTCCAACTCCGCGACCATATTGTTGAATCATTTCACTGCTCCTCAGTCCTAGCCTTGTTTCGTTTCTCTAGTGATTCGCGTGTAGCTTGTTGGGTTCGTGATCTCAAAGATTGAAAACCGCCGAATGCTTTAACTTCAGGTTCGGATACGCCGCCCATAGCCCGGTTAATTCCACTAAGAGTATCGAGCTTATCCTGAAGTGCCTCAGCCCTGCCCTGTTCTTCACGCCACAGTTTCTGCCAGTTCAGAGATTTCTCACCAGTTTGTGCAGTTCGTTCGTTTGCCCGCGCAATTTCTAAATCCTTAACGAGGCATTCTCTGCATTCGATTCCCCCGAGCAGAGTGACGACGAACTCCAAAGCCAGCATTCTGAGACTGTTCCAATACTTCCATACGCCGATAAAAAGTGGTCTGATCTTTTGTCCTATCAAGATCAGTGAGGATTGTAGCCGTTCTTGCCAGTTCGGCTGCCTTAACTGATGATTCACTAGCATAACGATCAACCATTCTGATGAGGCCCCGAATGGAATCGTAAGGATCATCGCCGCTAAATTCTGCTACGTCTTCAGGATTCGTATCGTCATAGACGCATAACGGAATCGTGTTGACTAACTTGGGAGCTACGTCCTTACAGATTAATAACCGGGGGAGATTCTTCTCTGGTTCCGGTGGTAAAAACATCTTACAGTAATGATCGTAACGTTCCTTGCCGTAGATCCTAAACAGACGATCTGCTATTGCAATGTCGAACTGGTCCTTACTGAGTGGAGATCTAGTAAGAGGCTTCCATCGGAGGAATTCGTGAAGCAACAACTTTCCGCCAATACGATCCCGCCCGGAACTGCCTGGAACGTGACCTGAGTGTTGTGCGAATTGCTGTGCGAGTGTGTATTCATGCCCATGATCTTGGAAGGCAGAATGGCATAGTCCGACCTGTTGGATGTTTTCCCCATGCGACAATTCAACAAAGTCGTTAGCCCAATCTGCAACTTTCTTACCTTTTTCATTGTATTCCCGATAGACTATACAGCGCGCGTCTGGCGTGATTGCTCCCCAATATCCAGCAGCCGCAGCACTGGTGCCCCAGTCAAGATGGAACACTCTAGGATACCAGACTGGAATATCCTGTGGTTTAAGATCAATAATATGTATGGCATTGTCAGGCTCGTTAGGTATATGCTCAGTTCTAAATTCATCGAACACCTGCCCTGAGAATAGCCACCAATCACCATAAATCTTTGATCTGCGCTCGGCTTCTGGCAGCATTTCCATGCGTGCCAGATAACCCGGATCGTTCTTCAGAAGTGTTGGATTATCAGTTGCACTTGCCGGTATGAAGATCCGTTTGTTGATGGTCTTCTTACCAGTGATATCCGTTACTTCTTCTTCAAGAATCTTTCGGCCTTCTTTAGCTGGCTCGATAAAACGCTTTCTGACCCACCCGTGTCCGATATTACCTGGATTACTCGCTGAGCGCACAATTGAAGGCAGGTCAGGGTCACTGCTCCTACCGCGGGAGAACGCGAGATACATATACTGGAATTCGGTGAAGTGCGTGAGTTCATCGAATGCAATATAGTTGTATTCCGCGGAGTCATAGTTCCTAATGTCCTTCTCGTATTGCGCGTAACCAAATTGCATTACCGCCCCGGAGGGCCAACGCCAGCGTTTCTTCTGTTCGTTATACTTACCGCCGGTTAGTGGGTAATACTCCTGTGACCGTAGAATGATTTCCTTTTCTAAATCGGTATGAGTTCTACGAAGCAGAATGCCCTTAAAGTTTGGATGCTTGTAGAACCCATACGCGATTGGCAACATCATCAGGGCTTCGGTTTTTCCTGGCCCTGCCGCACCCCCGAAAAAAGCTTCAAAGATACTATGCGGAATCTGTAGGAATTCCTCTTGGCGTCGGTGTGGTTTCCAAATCTTGCCGTCGCTCATTACGATACTTTTCCCAACGTTTGTTTATCGCCTGAGTAGCCCGGCTAGAATCGAAAACAGTAGAAGGCCCGCCAGAGGAATGTAATGTTTGGGCTCCTAGCCGGGCTATGTCGCGGCGTTCTTTAGCCGTCCGCATTCAGTTTCCGATATATCGAACGATCGCATTACCGCCTGTGACAGGTGTAGAGACGCTAACCTTTAGGCAGTTAAGCGGGGTGTTCGAGAGTGTAACGTGAGCTTCACCGTTAGCCGGCACAGTGACCGGGGTTCCTAACGGGGAGAAAGTATCCGGGTAGCCGTTGGCCGAGGAAGTGCTTAACTGCACAGCACCTGCGCTAACCGGGCCTACACCACGCACATAAATTGTGTGATTACGTGTGTGAATCGGAATGTCTACTACGATAGAACCGTTGACAACGTTCTGTAACAGTTCTACGAGGACGCCTTTAGGAATGTGCATTCTGGGCATTATTTAATCCCCAACCCATAGAGTTGTTTTACGAATGGTGAGGAATCGAACTGCGCCTTAGCTGCTTCCAGATCGTTGAAAGCACTAATGAGAATGTCTGCGTCACCGGCTGTAAAGCCTAAGGCGACTAAACCGGCCTGTCCAACAATATCGAAATACTGTTTGACTTCCATAGCCTGGTTGAAGTATTCGTTAACTCCAGTGCAAATCTCACCGGACTTCATGTTCACGTCTTGCATTCCTACTGCTTGTCCTGGCATGAGATTCTCCTAAATTCCGTTAACCGCACAACTAAAATGACCAGTAATTAAAGTCTGCGCGTTAGGGATGGTAACAACTGGCCATCGCTGAATACGCCAAAAGGTTTCACTCTGAGTTGCGTAAATTCTAGCGAAGCCCTGAATACCAGCACTTTCATACGTCAGTAGGCCATACTCATAGTATGGATGTGCATTAGTTGGGATACCGTTCCCCGGTGGAATATACATATAGATGGCACTGGTGACAGGAGTGAGAAAGCTCAACATTAAATTTACATGTATACGATTGCCAATCAACCAATATCGTATGTAGCAATCAATACTAAGATTAACGTTGCCGCCATCAGACCAAATAGCTCCAGTGTTAGGGGAATAGGCTTGTGACTGTCCTACGTATGGACCTCTACTGGCCTCGAAATATCGTCCGGTAATGTGAAAGTTCGTGCCATTCCAGTAGTCCATCCTAGCAACGTTGGCTGGAATGGCTGCAATTGGAACTATACCAGAAGTTAACTGTGTGGCATTAAGCGGGGTGGTGCTTAATCCACCAGGGATTAACATTGATTGATTGCGGTAAAACGAAATCCTACCAAGCAACCCAGATGCATCATCCAACGATTCTAGATAAAGATGACCATCGGAGTAATTCAGGAATCGCCAGATCTTCGAATTAAGTGGAGCGGATGTATCACTAAAGTATAGAGCTGAATTAGCTCCGGTAATATTTGAATAAGATGCAAATGTCTGCGCTACAAAGTTATTGTTGATATTCTTGAGTGCAACATTTGTAGACAGATGTGCATCAGGAACTGTGCCAGCAGTGATCTGCGATCCGTTAAGTGCAGCACTGATAGCCGCAGCGTGAAAGGTGCCTTCTCGCGTAAATGTATAAGCTACTAATGGACTTAAAGCATCATTTAACGTTTCGAGAAGCATGTTACCGTCAGCAGCACCATAGTCACAAAAGCGCCACAAGCGCCTATCTGCCGGCGATGCGGTAGCACGGAAGTATAGTAATGCGTTAGGATTCTCAATTACTGAGCCCGACGAAAAAGTTTGCGGGCTGAAACGATTGTCTATGTTCTTTAGTGCAACGTTACTGGATAGCTTGGCGTCCGGGATAGGAGCCGTAATGTTTGCCGGATTAATCGGGGTTGTTGCTAATCCACCTGCGGAAAACTGACCGGGTATGCTTAGATTACCAGCTCGATCAAATATTAATGTATTCTGGGCAGCAGCCATGTCATCAGCCATGTGCTGAATGTAGACTGCCCCGTTACCGTCAGAAATAAACCGGGTGTTTCTTGAACCAGCTGGTGGTGCGGTATTAAGTAGATTTAAAGCTGGATTTACCCCAGTAATCTGCTGGTGTGTAAGAAAGGTATTAATGAGGTTTAAACGCGGAATGTTCGCAGACAGTCTTGCGTCAGGCAGAATTCCAGATGTGATCCTAGTGGCGTTAATGTTTAGGATTTCATCCGCGCCGCCAGATGCGTGCTGGACTGCGTGTGCGACACCTTCACCAGAAGTTCCTGTATCACCTTTAGGCCCCTGTGGACCTATTGGTCCCTCTGGGCCTATTGGTCCAGTTGGGCCAGGAACTCCTTGTATGCCTTGCGGGCCTTGGGAACCAGTAGCACCTGTAGCGCCTGTGGCACCCGTGTCGCCTTTTGGACCTATAGGACCTTGAATACCTTGTGGTCCCTGTGGACCTTCTGGACCTTGAACTTTACCGAGATCTACCCAGGTATTTGTATCGTCATCCCAAGCCCACATATGTCCGTCATCTGAGGACATCCATGCATCGCCGGGTTCACCAGTAGGAGGTAAATCATCTGGTGCATGAGGAACTGTGCCTTGAATATCAATACCGGCCCCAGCTGGACCTTGTATACCTTGATCGCCTTTATCACCCTTAGGACCTTGAGGGCCAGTCTCTCCTATAGGTCCAGGGACTCCCTGAATACCTTGCGGCCCTATCGGGCCGGTTATACCTTGCGGGCCAGTTTCTCCGGTAGGACCTACTGGGCCAGTATCACCTTTAGGGCCTTGTGGCCCTTGTGGACCGTAATTGCCATCAGTTTCTGCTATCCCATCAACGATCATAGGGGGGACAGCGCCAATTACTGTCATTAGTCCCCCTTATAGAAAACGGTTACAGTTCCCCCGACTATCGGGGTAGAAACTTCAACGCGCACTGCATGGAACAATGCCTGCGGAATGTTTACTACACGTTCGGTATCGGGGTAAACTAAAACTGGATTGGAATACGGAGCGAATGTTCCGGTATAGCCAGGTGAGGATGCGGTTCTAAGCTGTATGGCTCCTGCGCTGACAGGACCGTTTCCACGGACGTAGAACGTGTGGTTCTTAATTGCGCTGGGCACACTAAAGACGTGGAAGCCTACTGTGGCATCTATGAGGATAGGAGTCAGGACTCCAAGAGCCACCGACGTTGGGATCATTGTGGTAATCTCATTTTGCGGTGTAGGCTGATGAAACTTGCGGCCAAAGTTTGCCGGGACAATTCGATTGTCATTGTCGGCATGAATTGTGGATTTGGCTAGCTTCCCGCCTAAAAGTCTCACGTTAACTTCCTAATTCAGCTCGCTCGACCCGCACGGTTTCGTAATGGTTCTCTTGCTTGAAGTTTGGGGCGTAAACGACTAAGGAGGCGCTAGAGTCTGCACCTTTCTCGTCTTTCACGATTGGCTGCGTAGATTTGGCTACGCCAGCAAGCTGCGAGGCAATAGTGGCAAGATCCTTGACCTTGCTAATGCGTGTGATTTTTTCCGGGGTGATTGCCGTTAGCACTGCTGTTAACTTGGCTAAGGCCAGATCGTTGGGGGCTTGCAGGCTGGAATTGATATCGTCTATGAGCTTGTCGTTCTTACCGCCTTCGTAGGAGGTCATTCCTTTTGAAAGCTCAAAAGCGTGATGCTCTGAGATTCCGTATCGTTCGGCGACAACTGCAATGGGTTGAGTTCTTGCTGCGAGAGCAATTTCAACACGTAGTTTGTGCGGGATATTGTTATCGCCGGGCCTGCGTCCCCCATTGTGCAGTGGGCGTATAGTGGTAGAATCTTCAACTTCGAGTTCTGTTCCATCATCGTCTACCAGAACTTGTTCGCCGTCTGGAGTAATGTCTCTGATCTTTTGGCGCTGGGAAAGGTCTTCTAATTGTCGCCGCGGAGCTGGCCTATTCTGAACTTCGACAGCCAGGTTGTCGGTCTTACTGAGAAGTGCGTCTATTTCTTCGTCAGTCTTAAACATTAGCTTTTCTCCGCACTCGCTCGGTCGGCCCCGGTCTGAGGGCCAGGGTAGCACAAAACGAGCCAGCAGTCAAGAGCACCGTATAAACCCCAATAAAACGGGGGGTATTCGGTGCTAAGTAATTCCCGCAATGGGTGCTTAGGTCACATGCCTTACTGAAAAGTTATGCCATAGGAGTCTCATGGGAGTAGCTTTAAATCTCGCTTTGATTAAAAATTCTCTGACAAAATTGACCCTCACGCACTAGCTAAGCCGGCAATTTTTATGCCATATGGAACCACACCATATAGGGGTATAGGGGGGGACTCATACTATATTATGTTGTTGTATTACGTAGTTATCCGTGCTGGCGTTGACTATTGTCAACCAATGATGCGAGAGCGACACACTATCACGTTGTCAATACCTAACATTAGGTATAGACAAGGCCAAAGCGAAATGTATTTCGCAGGGCGAATATTACTTCGTAGGGCGAAACTTGACAACAATAGGCGGGTATGCTATGCCATTGGAAAGTCTGCCGGGCTAC